ATAAACTATGGAAGATGCTTACTAGAACACCTCAAGTGGCAAGTGACACGTTAGATGCTATTGCTAGCGGTGCTTCAGATGCTATTGTAGAAAAAGCTGCAGAAGCAAAAGCAAAAGTAAAGATTGCTAAAGATATAGCAAAAATGACTAAAGCTAAGATTGAAGAGCATGGTCGTGAGCTAGGAGTTGAGCTGGATCGACGTATGACCAAGCCAAACATGATTAAAGATCTTAAATCTAAACTAAAATAAGAGGCTTACAATGTTTTGTATAACATATCCAGGCGGTGCCTACGGTAACTTTGTTTCATGGACATTAGAATGGATGCAAGGAAACTTTCCTGCTGATTATAGGCCGTTTACGGCTCAAAAGAATAGTCATAATTGGTCCTCTAACCAGGTTAGCACTGTTGATCAAGCATGCACTAATGTAAGAAATAACACTATATTGCATCCGATCGATGACAGTAGTACTCAAATAGTTGATGTATATGATAAGCTATTTAATCACTATGATAAAATTGTTGCATTGTATCCAGCAAAAGACGATTTTATCTGGCATATGAATAATAAGTTAACAAAGATGTATAAATTAGGATGGATGGCAGTAAATCATGATACAATGCTGTCAGAAGGCATGGCGGATTGGCAAGGAAATGACCACTGGGAAACCAGAGAGCATTTAAGTTATTACCTATGGGACCAACATATTTCTGAGGTAAGATTTAATGACATAGAATCCTACAGAAATACTAGGTTAAAGAAAATAGAACTAAACATGATAAGAGATCAATTCGTAGATACTTTCATGGCGTTAGCAGATTGGCTAGAGATAGAAGTGGTGCGAAGCATTGCTGACATTGAATTGTTGCAGAAAGATTGGCTCAAAAATGAGCCAAACCTTTACAAGGATAAGTTGATTAAGGACTTAACATCTGCTATAATAAATGATAAGTTTATGGAAATGAAAGATCTTTCTATATTTGATGAAGCGATTATTCAAAGAAATTTACGTCTTGAGGGATATGAAATCGAGTGTTTCGAGTTAAACACCTGGCCTACAGACACAATAAAGTTAAGAGAGTTAATTTATGAAAATTAGATACACAGAAGCGTTCTATAGTGTACAAGGCGAAGGAAGATTTACTGGTGTTCCCAGTGTTTTCCTTCGTATGTACGGATGCAATTTTACGTGCCCTGGGTTTGGATTACCGCGTGGAGAAGAGACCACTGAGCCAACTAAGATTGCGGCCCAAGTTATGGAAAATCCAGAAAAGTATAAGAAATTGGATGATCTTCCACTAGCAACAACAGGCTGTGATAGTTATGCAGCGTGGCATCCTGCATTTAAGAAGTTCCAAACTAACACGGACGTGGAAGGGCTTGTAGACCATCTATTAAGTCTAACTCCAGATGGGCGATGGACACAAGAAAATGGCCAGGATATTCATTTAGTAGTCACTGGTGGTGAGCCATTGTTAGGATGGCAGCGTATGTATACAGAACTATTTGAACACCCTCGTATGAAGGACTTAAAAAATGTTACATTTGAAACAAATACCACACAAACTCTGCACGACGATTTCAAGTCTTATCTCACAGATTCAAAGCGAATACATGTTACATGGTCATGTTCCCCTAAATTATCGGTTAGTGGACATGATTGGGATGACGCTATTAAGCCTGATATTGCTCGTAGTTACAGCGATATTCCTGGCAGTCAACTGTATTTCAAATTTGTTGTATGTGATCCTGTGGATGTGGATGAAGTTGATAAAGCTGTATCATTATTTAGATCCAATGGAGTCCAAGCGCCGGTATACCTCATGGCTGTCGGCGGCACTACAGACAGCTACTTCAAAAACGGCAAAGCTGTCGCAGAGCTTGCACTTGAAAAGGGTTATCGTTACTCCCCCCGGCTTCATGTCGACGTTTTCGGCAATGCCTGGGGAACGTAACCTTACTACTGGGCTTCCTGATATACCTATAGATACTGACTTTAAGATAAAAGAAAAGATACCAGACGAATCAATAGAAGATAAGCTAAGAAAGAGTGGGATGTGAAAATATTTAAAAAACCCGATTGGAAAGAAGTTTGGGAAGAATCTAAAAAATATGGAAATATAGAAGGTCCTGAAAAATGGGCCCTCTATATTGTCTTAGGTTTTGTAGTTTTCTTTTGGGCACTTGCACTGTGAAATCAGTTTGGGTTACACACGGACAATGTGAATACACTGTCCAAAACTTAAAAGCAGGATGGCATGACCCTGAATTAACAGAACAGGGTATGGCTAAAGCTGAACAACTCGCTGTATTATTAACAGATAAGTACGTAGAGGTCGCTAATGTTTATTGCAGTGACCTAAGACGTAGTTTTAATACAGCAAGAATTATATGTGAGAATACTCCTTGGGGAAAGACTCAACAAGTAAGTCCGTTTATTAGAGATCGTGACTACGGTGATCTAACTGGTACACAATCACAAATTCCGCAAGGATGGAAAACATCTTTGTCCAATGGTGAAAGTCTACAAGACACTGCGTCTAGAGTATATAGTTTTTTAAAAGAGATAGAAGATCGAAGCAACGAACTGCCGCACATTATAATTTGCCACAGTGATACAGTAAGAGCTGCGGCAGTTGTACTAGGAAAAAGAACACCGCATGACATACAAAATTTTGAAGTATACAATACAGGAGAAATTATAGAATGGGACTTTTAGATTCAGCTAAGAAAGCAATGGGATTAGGCGAGGCCAAAAAAGTTAGAGCACCTAAGCGAGCACCAAAGAAGTCAGCCAAGGAAATTGCTACCGAGAAAGATGAACCCTGGGTTAGTGTTATTGATCTTGAAGTTGACCCAGAAAATCCTGGCAGTGGTGCGTTTGAACTTGACTGGAACCCACCGTTTATTAAGATGCTCTTTAAGGCAGGATATCGTAACGAAGTAGAAGAAGACATGGTTGATCGTTGGTTCCAGGATGTGTGTAGACAGGTTGTTATGGAAACATATGAGAAAGACGAAGCCATGGTTACTAGAAATGATATTGGCGACGGCAAAGCAGAATACAAATAATGAAAAGTTTAATCTGGTTAATATTGTGCATTGCATGGATGGCAGGCATAGTATTAGCAAACGGTTTTTGGAGTACGTTACTAGCAGTGGCGTTTCCTGTGTGGGCTTGGTACTTAACAGTAGAGTACTTTCTTTTTAATGTAGTTCCTGCTCTGTGACACTATCCTGTGTTAACTGTGGTTGCCAAACTAAAGTTGCAAACTATATTAAATATTTTATAGATAAAAATAACCAGATTGCATTGGGTGGTTCAGAAATGGAAGGTCCATTGTGCCAATCATGCTGGTATGATATCGGAGACCAAGCATTTGGTTATCCTAAGATGTTACAAGATGAACTGAAACAGAAAAATGCTAAAACCGATACCTAAAAAATACCTAGACAATTATATTATATTCTTAGCACGGTACTTGGGTTTATTCCTGGGTTTGCCAATGCTGTTTGGAGTAGTATTAAAACCTGCATTAATACTAATACTAGTTATAGGATTAGATTGCCTATGGCATAAAATTAAAGACTTGGACATAGAATGAAAGGAAAGTCTATATGACCTTATATGTAAACGGCGATAGCCACAGCGCAGGCGCTGAGTTAATTAAAGATTATTGCTTTGCAGAAGATGACCCAAAGTATGCAGAACTTGGGCGCCAAGCTCATCCTGATGCAGTTCTTTTAACTTATGGATTCAAACTAGCTCAAGCACTATCTGCTTGGTTTGTTCCTGATGCAGAGAGTGCTAGTAGCAATGAACGTATACTTAGAACTACACAGGCACATGTTGACAGAATGGAAGCGTTTTTTGCACAACCTAATGCCATTAAAGATCCAGATGACTTAATTGTAATCGGATGGAGTTCATGGGAACGTGAAGAATGGAAAGATTCTAGCGATAATTATATCCAAGTAACTGCTAGTGGCACAGACAGTGTTCCAGAAGAGTTTGGTGACCGTTATAAACAATGGATTATTGACCAAACTCTTGATGTAGTCAGAGAAAAGTGCAAATACTGGCACGATAAGATCTGGGATTTACATAAGCAGTTAGACGACAAAGGCATGCGCCATATTTTCTTTAACTCATACAACCATTTTGATGTTGATGAACCAAGAGACTGGGGTGCTAGTTACATCAACCCATATGAAAAATCTAGTACATTCTATCACTGGTTACAAGACCAAGGGGTTAAAACTGTTAGACATGATAGCCAACATTATGGCGCAGATGGCCACGCTGCGTGGTCTAAATTTTTACTTTCGTGGTTGACTTCTAGAGAATCTAGTAGTATAATAACGAATACAAAGACAGTTAAACTCGCTCAGGATTAATGAGGTAACAGTGACGACATATTTACTAGTAGACTCTCTAAATACATTCTTTCGTGCTAGACATGCTGCACATCGTGGCATGGATATGTGGACCAAGGTAGGGTTTGCTATCCATGTAACAATGAGTGCAGTTAATCGTGCATGGCGTATCAGCAAGGCTGACCATGTCGTATTTGCTCTAGAAGGACGTAGCTGGCGTAAGGACTTCTTTAAGCCTTACAAAGCACATCGTGTTGCCGCTAGACAAGCAAAGACAGAGATAGAGCAAGAAGAAGATGCCTTGTTCTTTGAAGCATATGACTCTCTTGTTACATTCTTAACAGAAAATGCAAACTGTAGCACATTGCAGTGTGATATCGCAGAAGCAGATGATATTATTGCACGATTTGTTAATATGCATCCTACTGACAACCATGTTATTGTTAGTAGCGACACTGACTTTGTTCAGCTAGTTAGCGAGAACGTTAAGCAGTATAATGGCATCTCTAATAACATGATTACACTTGACGGAGTATTTGATGACTTTGGCAAGCCAGTAAAAGATAAGAAGACTGGTGAACACAAAGAAGTCCATCCTGAGTGGTTGTTGTTTGAGAAGTGTATGCGAGGCGATGCAACTGATAATATCTTTAGTGCTTACCCTGGTGTACGTAAAAAAGGTAGTAAGAATAAAGTAGGATTGTTAGAGGCTTTTGATGATCGTAATAGCAAAGGGTTTAATTGGAATAACATGATGTTACAACGTTGGACAGATCATAATGGCGACGAACATCGTGTACTAGATGATTACGAACGCAATCGTGTACTAGTAGACTTAACGGCACAGCCTGAAGAGCTTAAAGAGTATATTGATACTACTATGCGATCGCAGATGGCTCCTAAACAGAATCCAATGGTAGGAGCAAAGTTTCTAAAGTTTTGTGGCAAGTATGAGCTAAAGCGTATTGCAGACGAAGCGCCTAAGTATGCAGAATGGTTACAAAAGAGTTACGTGGAGAAGGATAAAGATGTTGCTTGCTAAACCCGTCATTGACGAAAAGTTTTGGATTGTAGAACGTAACGGAGAAAAGGTGGGAACCTTGCGGAAAACCAAGGACCTTGTTCTTACTATTAATCAAAAAAGTGCTAGGTTTGCGGATTTTAAATCATTGTGTGATTCAACTGAGATTAAATTTGCTACTGGCAACGAAATAGAAGTAACAGAAGATAAGAACAAGGAGTTCGAAGTACACGGATACCCATGTAAAACTCAACCGTACAATGATATTTTTGATTTAAAACGCAAGTTGCCGTTGTACACAAAGACAGCTAAAAGTCAGAGTTTTTATTGTGCTGGGTACTATACCATTGGGTTTGAAAAAGGATGGGTAGGAGCATTGTGTCCTAAACTCCTTACGTTAAGCAAAAATGAATTCAAAGGTCCATTTTATAATAAATTTGAAATGCAAGAAGTACTAAAGAAATTATGAGACTGCCAAACTTTAATAACTTAGAAACATTTGTAAAGAAGGCAACCATTGGTGTTAGTCCTAGTATTAGTATTACTAGATCTGAAGCACAACATGCTGCAAATGAATATCAAAAACTAATTAAGTACACATTAGAGTTACAAGATCGTCTTGTAGTACTTGAACGAGAAATTGCAAACCCAACAGAAATAGAAATAATATCAGGAAACTTTTAGGTATTACAACTTCCTTATGTTACAATGAACTTGTTTAAACATAAGGAAAGGAAAACATAATATGTTTCGTACTATTATTGCAGCGATTGCTGCAATCTTTATTGCTTCATCTGCTCATGCAGACGGCAAAAACTTCTACGTTGAAAGCCAAATTGGGTCAACTGTTCGTGCTGATAACGGCCGTGACGACTCAGGTGTTATGGGTCTTGCAGTAGGAAAAGATCTAGGTCATGTTCGTGTTGATTTGTCAGCTTTTCGTCATTCAAGTGGCGACGCAACATCATTAGGTGAAGTTGAAGTAGACTCACTACTAGCTGGTGTTTACTATGACATTGGCACTTACAGCAAGTTTACTCCGTTTGTTGGGCTTAATGCTGGCTACGGTTGGGCAGACGGCCTGGGTGTAAGTTCAGTAGATGAGCAAGGTCTTATTTACGGTGCAGGTGTAGGCGTAAGTTACGCTGCATCTAGCAACATTGACTTAATCACACGGTATCAGTATCTAACAAGCAGTGCTATTTCAGTTACCAATGATTCAGGTCTTGATGATTGGGACAGCCAAGCGTTTACTGTAGGTGTCCGAGTAGGTTTCTAATACTACTGCAACACGATTGTTAACAATTAAATAGGGCCTTCGGGCCCTATTTTCTTCTGTTTTTAAGATAAATATATACGTAGTTAATGCATAAGAAGGATACGTATATAGATGAGTAGACCTAAACCCGAAGTTTTATTAGAGAAGATTGATAAGAATACATATAAATCCGAGCAAGTACTCGCTAGTGAAGGGATCTGGAGTGTGTACTACAAGGATCGCGCTATTAAT